ATCATCCTCCGCATGGTGGTGAGCAGGGAGCAGCTTCGGGAACTCCGTGGTCAGAAGGGCTTTGACACGGATGCCTTGAACGAAGCTCTGGCTGAGCATATGGACGGCAACTGGAAGCCGGAAACCTGGGAGCCCATTGTGGCTGCGGGCAATACCTACTTTCAGCAGAACATGCCCAATGGCCGCTTCGTAATTCTGAAGCGGTGGGGCATGTTGAGCGGGCGTGACCTCAAGGACGCGGGCATGTCCATCTCTGCCGACAGGCTGGAAGAGCAGGTCATGGCCCAGGTCTGGGTTGTGGGCAACCGGATCATCCGCCTCAGCATCTCTGATGAACTGCACCGCAACCGCATACCGGTCTACCTGCCGCGCTTCATGGTGAGCCCTCTCACGCTGGCGGGCGTCGGACTGCCGGAGATGATGTTCGATTCTCAAGATGCGGTGAACGCTTGTGAGCGGGCGAAGATGGACAACATGGCCCAGATTTGCCGCCCCAATGTGACCATTCGTACTGCGTTCCTGGATCTGCGGGACCCCACGGAAGCCATTGAATTCAAGGCCGGTAAGATTTGGCTGGTCAAGGAAACCGAACTCCCCAATCCGCCGGAGAACCCTGTCCAGTTCTGGGTGCCCGCCAATGCGTTGCCTCAGATTTCCCAGGTTCAGAATGAATCCCTGATGCTAGCCGAGGAGCAGACAGGCCTGCCGCGCTTCCTTCAAGGCCAGAACTCAGAAGGGACACACAATCGCACCTTTGGTGGTGCGTCGCTCCAGTTCGACCGTGCCGTCACACCTTTCAAAACCTTCATCTTCAACTTCGAGCATGACTGCACGGCCCCCCTCATCGCCTCCTTTGGCCGGTTCTACCAGTTGTTCAGCAACGACCCTCAGATCAAGGGCGACTTCAAAGTGCTGACGAAGGGCGTCCAAGGCCTCATGGCCCGTGAAGTGCTGATGCAGCGGCTGACGGATGGGCTTCAGGCTATCGGCAACAATTCCATGCTGGCGTCGTCCATGGCGATCAAGGTTGATCCTGCCAAGGTCTGGGATATGGTGCTTCAGGGCACCGGGCTCAGCCACCAGGACATCTTCAACACGCCTCAGGGCCAGCAGATTCTTGAGCAGAAGCAGGCTCAAGCTCAGGCCCAGCAGCAGCAGTTTGCGATGCAGCAGCAGACGGCTCCGAAGCAGCGGGCAGAGACGCCCCCCAAGGATGCTTGGATCGAGTTCATGAAGGAAGCCCCAGACGGATCCCAGTCGAAATACGCCTTCATGCTGGAGGCTGCGAAACAATGGGGCTTCATGACGCCCGATGTGAATGAGGCTTTGCGCCACGATATGCAGGTGTCCGGGCTTCAGGATATCGATAATGCCCACCAGGCTGGCGTGAACCAGGCCGAGCGGGAGATGGGTCCGCATGAGCAACATGCGCTGGACCTTCAACAGCAACAGGTGAAGGGCGCCATTCAGAGCCAGCTTGCACAACAGCAGGCAGCCGCCCCAGGAGGCCCCAATGCCGGGTAAAAGCCGCCAGCGCATCCATGAAGAGGCCATCGCCCAGATGGAGATTCTGGTGAAGCCCCTGCTCTACAGCGAAGCCTGGAAGGCCTTGGAGAAGGTCTGGCGGCTTGAACTGGAAGACCTTTATGACGGGATTGCCCGTGCTGATGAACCCCTGGATCAGGTGCGGTTCAGGCAGGGCAGGATCTCACAGCTCAAACGGTTCTTCGCCCTGAAGGATCGTCTAACCAGCACCCCCGGAACCGGGGCCTGAGAGGAGTGCATATGCACGAAGTGGAACTGACACACGCCCAGAAGGAAATCCTGAACGCCATCACCCCCATCTACGACGATTCATTCGTCGGGAAGATGTCCACGATGCAGCGCAAAAACTACCGCTCCCTGATGAAAGCCCGCGAGGACCAGGAGAAGGCCTTTCTCTCCGACAACTTCCGCACCCAGAATCAGACGACGGTAGCAACCCTGGAGCCTCCTGCGCCTGAACCTCCTCCTACCGCCCCTGAACCTCCGGCCCCTGCGCCCCAGGCGACTGCTTCTGAGCCGCCCGCCAGCGTTGAGACGGACATCCCTTCGACTACGGACGAATCGGAATTGGCCTATTGGAAAGCTGAGGCTGAGAAGTTCAAGAAGCGGCATGGCGATGCCACGGCGGCGTTGTCTCCCTCCCAGCAGGCAGCGGCCTCGCTTCGCAAGAAGCTGGACGCGACCGAGCGGAATCAGGAAGACATCGCCTCCAAATTGCTGGCTCGCCTGGAGCAGATCGAGGCAAAGATAAGTGCTCCCGTGGCACTTCCCCAGGCTCCAATGGTCGATCCTTTCGCTGGGCTCGATCAGGTGGATCCCGACCTTTCGCAGCGCCTCAAGGCTTTAGAGGCCCGCATGAAGGCCGAAGTTGAATCGAAGACTGTGGCCCTTGAACGGGAACTGGCTGACTACAAGGCGAATGCCCACAAGTCCGACCTGGAAACTTTCAAGACACGGCACGATGAAGCGGTGAAGGCGGCTGTCCCTGAGTTCTTCGAGATGCTGAAGGACGATGGCAAGCGCAAGGCGATTATGGACTGGATGCAGCAGCAGCCGCCCGCCATTCAGGCGATGCTGTCCAACCCCTATGCCCATACGCCCCAGGATGTGATCTTCGCGGTTCGGCAGTTTGAGCGCACCCTGTCTACGCCCCCTGCGGCCAAGAAGCCGTCTCTGGGGGATCTGGCGGGTCGTGCGCGGCAGACGCCGTTAGTTCCCGATGGGACTCCTGCTCAGGACCCTGATCTGATGAGCCAGGAAGAAGTCCGAAACATCTCCACCTTGCTCAACCAGGCCAATCGCAAAGGCGGCCCCAGCGCCGTCAATGAGTTGCTTGCCAAGTATGAGCGCACCCTAAAACACTTAGCTTCTAAACCTAGGAGTTCGTAATGACTACGACCTACGATCTGACTACGGTTCCTAATACGGCCTATCAGATTTATCAGCAGCCCTCCAATGGGTATGTCCGCAAGCATGTCTTCAGTATCGCCGATCTGGCCACGCATGTCGCTGGTGACGCCGCCAAGGTCATCCCCCTCTTCAAGGGCGAGTTTGTCCGCAATGTCTATGTCCGCAACATCACCGCTTCCACCACCGGCTCATCGACCATTGAAGTCGGTGACAGCGGCAGCGCTACCGGCTGGAGCGCCAGCATTGATGCGACTGCGGCGGCTGGCACCATTGCCGTATGCGGCGGCGCCAATGTATTCACCCAGCTCGGTTCCGGCACCTATGCTGTGACTTGGGTGGGCGGCAAGAACTACACCGCTGCGGACTACATCCTTGTCACCCTCGGCTCGACGGCGCCTGCCAATGGCGTCTTTGAGATTTACGCCGAGATCCTTCCCCTCAGCACTTCCGGCTCTGCCGTCTAAGGAGATTGACCAATGGCCATTACCAATACTGCGGGCAATTTCCCTAATGGGTATTATGTCCCCACGCTCTATGAACAGACCTTCCTGGCGAAGTTCTACGCCACTTCGGTCTGCAATGTCCTGTGCAACACCGACTACGAGGACGGCTTGCTGTCCTTCGGCGCCACCGTCAACATCCGCAAGGTCCCCAATGTGGTCGTGAACGCTTCGACCAACTACGGGAAGATCAACTGGCAGAATGTCCAGGACCAGCAGGTCCAGCTCACCATCAACTACGCCTACGATGCTGCGGTCATCATCAGCAACATCGACTTCGCGCAGATGGATGTGGACATCCAGGGTGCCATTGTCAATGAGATGGCGAACCGCCTCCGCATCCAGATCGAGACGGTCATCCTGACGGGCGCTTACAGCTCTGCCACCACCAACCAGACCGCTCTGGATTGGCGCACCACCGGCAGTCCCGGCAACCCCACGAAGGCCCTGACCCAGGCCGCGAGCAACCTCTGGAAGCTCAATATCCCTGGTCCTGACCGCGTGGCGATCCTGTCGCCGGATGCCATCCAGTATCTCCTCCAGGAACCCGCGCTCTACGCGCTGAACGCTGGCAACCCCAAGGGTGCGCTGGTGGACGGCTATGTGGGCGAATACGCGGGCTTCAGCCTCTACCAGAGCAACCTCATGGCTGGCACGGGCGCTTCGGCTACGCCTTACAACTGCTACGCCGCTCACCGGGTCGGCATCACCATGGCCACCCAGTTCACCAACTTTGAGACGGACCTTCCCCTTCAGGACTATCACGGCAAGGGCATCCGCTGCCAGAACTGCTTCGGCTATCTGGTCGCCTACCCCGATGCTGTGGTTCGCCTCCAGGTGCAGACCGCCGCTTAACCTCAACCCGGAAGAAGGGGGGCTTCGGCCCCCC